AACTAGGATCGACAATATACGCTCTAAAATACATATTAAGAGCATCAATAATAAGTAATCGTTTCATTTCTTTGCCGGATAATATTCAATTAGTTCTCTTTCAATTTGGTGCTTCAGAAAGCTGTCAAGAACCTTGTGATATTGGTACCCCCATCCAATCACTTCCCACATCGCAGGAATGTCTCTCTCTTTTTCTTCACTATAATAAGGAGATTGCTTTTTATGCAATATGGCTTGCTCTGGAATTCCATTGTCATACTTGACAAGCAAGTCCCCTACTCTAAGCTTTATTCTTTTTTTACCCATAATGTTCCTATAGCCTCACGCATCCAAGTTCTTCTTGATCGATAGAATAAAAAACGCGCCTAACTCCAACGTGACGCAGCGCAGCCTCGCACATATCGCATGGCTTAGAAAGTCGCAAATCGCCGCCTTTGCCAACCCGAACAACATAAACGTCTGCTCCACGGGTTACAGAACGATCTAGACCAAGCACACATCCAAGTTCTGCATGGTGTGTTGTATGACCACAATCTCGCCTTCTAAATCGCTTTCCAAATCTAGCATGCCTATTTTTATTGACAGATACATTAAGCACGGTGCCGCCTTTAATTAGAACAGCACCGTGCTTATAATCTGGAGCTTCTGAACTTTCTGCGATGCGCTTAGCAAGTTCTACAAGTCGTTTTTTGCGTCCCGCAATAGGCATTCGCTTTCCTTACTATGATAATATAACATATTAACAGCAAGGTGTCAAGTAGTTTTTAGCGATATCTGCGAGCGGGTGGAGTAGGTCTGCCACGACCCTTTACATACCTAACGTGTGTATGGGGTTGTCGATTAATTATATATCGCGGTACTGTACGCAACTCCCAATATCCATGCACCCATACGCCGCGTGGGGTTTGATGTCCCTTAACCCATACCCATGCCTTAACTCTAACGGGCTGTTGCGCGTTGTGGTGGGGCGCATGATGTCGAACCGCAGGTGGATTCGGACGAGCCGGTGCAGGCTGGGGTGGTGTGTGTGCATGCACTGTGCACCCCATCATAGCAAAAGCCAATGTAAATAGTGTTGTCTTAATCATTTTTTTTTCTTCCTTCTGTTCTTGTTTTTAGGTGTAGATTTTACAAAATCGGGGTGCCAATATTTAACTTGAAACTTAGCATAATCTTGTCCATATCTCTTTATTTTGACGATTAACTCGTCGTCCCATTCACTTAAAAGAGAAGTTTTTTTGTTAGACGCATCTTCATATAGATCATATAAGCCTGCTCGTTTCCAGACTTTATTTTGTTTTTCTTCTGACATCAACTTTCTGTCTCCTCATAGAAATCGGAGGCATTTCCTTCTCGTTTGTCAAACTTCATAATAACTTCCTCATCAATCAGTTCAACAATTCTGTCTTTAAACTTTTCATCTTGGATCATTTCTTTCCACTTAGAGGGTTGAAATTTTTGTTCAGTGCCATCGGTATATGTAAGAGTATACCATGCACCAGCTTGCTTAAGATGCTCTGAACCCTTGATTGCATCGAACCAAGATTCTTCATCTTGAATGCCGATTTCGTCACCCCATAAAATCTTAAAATTGCATTGGCGACCTTGTGTGCCAAAACGTGATTTTTCAAGTTTTACCTTTACTTCGGATCCGATTCTGAATCCCTTGTCATCAGTTACAAAGCTTGCCTTTGCCTTGCGACCGGTTAACCAGATTCGCAAAGAGTAGGCATAAATCATCGCCTTTCCACCAGGAGTTACATACGGAGTAGTCATAGCTTCTGACGGCGAACGAGTAATATTCGTCTTCAACTGGTTAAGAACCAGGAAAGTAGATTGTGAGTTGGCAATCGGAACAGTCAGCTTTGACATTCCTTTGGCAAGAATTCTTGCTTTCATCGCCATGGATGATTGAGGATTAAAGTCGCCTTCAACATCCGACACGGCGGGCGTTAGTGCTAGTGAGTCCCAAATAAACAGCATTCGATTATTATTGTTTGCTAACAGATCTTCGATTGTTTCCAGAACAAACTCAACAGATGCCGCCTGGACATAAAGTAAAGTATGTAAGTCACAGCCTGCCCGTTCCAGAAAAGCTGGATCAATAGCAGACTCTGAATCAAAATAGATTACGTCAATATCCATTTTTTGAGCATTGGCTGCAACCTGTGCTGCCATATAACTCTTTCCGGTTGATTCAAGCCCAGCAATTTCTACGATCTTGCCCATAGGTATACCGGATCGCTTTCCTCGACATATAATAGAGTCAAGCCAACGAGAACCGGTTGGAATCCAGTCTTTCACTTGCGTTGGGTTCTCTTCTGTTAAATTATGGGCTACATTGATACCCGCCTTTTTGTTAATTAAAGCACGCATATCCGTTAAACTTAGTTTGCCTGCTTTGGTGCTTTTAGATCTCGCCATTCTCATTTAATCTCCATTGAGTAAAAGGGTTGAGGCACCTGATAACCCTGTGCCTCCCTGTGGGTATAGAGCCTACTTCCTTTGAACGAAGTTATACAGCTTCTCGGCAGTTGTGATCACGTCATCCGTTGTATACGGTGAGACGGGAGTACGCTGTCCATCTGGCTTAAGGCATTCGTTGTCAAATTGACGACTAACCTTGCTCTCTACGATGCCAATTGCCATACCAAGTAGGTCGGCACGGATGGCATATCCGCTTCTTGAATCACTCATTTTTTTCTCCTGTGTGTGAGTGGGGTTGAGGCACCTGATAACCCTGTGCCTCCCTGTGGACGTGGGATTACGCTCCCATGAGTTCGTTGAAAGCAGCATCAACAGAAGAAACTGTGTCAGTTGAAGGAGGGGTGGTTGTAGAATCAGCCTCCTCGCTGGTGCTTTCGTCGCCAAGAAGGAAGGCGTCCAATAGGGTACCTACGTCTTCTGGCGTCTTACGCTCAAAGAGCGTGTCGAAGTCGGGAATGCTTTCAAGCAGTTCCGCGCAACGTTCGTCGCCGCCGACTGCATCATCACATAACACAGAAGACCGACGACGCGGGGTAAGCTTCGTTTGAGGGAAGCTAGCGCCCTGCGGTTTACCATAATGAAGGACGAGATCTGTTCCCGTTTCAGTATCGGTAATATCTCCATATTCAGGATTGAGAACAAGATTGAGCAATTGCTCATATACCATCTTGCCATATCCCCAAATACGGACACCCCTTTCTTCTTCACCCCGCACAAGAACGGGCGAGAAGAACCGCTGACGAGCCATAAGAGACTTCGCCATCTTGATACTTTCTTCGGTGCCTTCGTTAAAAAGCTTCCGAACAAAATCATCCAGCGGATCACCTTCACCGAAGTTCTTCTTCGGGCTTAGGAAACCAGGATTATTGCCCACATTATAGTGGAACCAGAAATCCTTAAAGGGATCTCCATCAGCAGTGGGAACAATACGAATACATTGTTCGCCGTCTTGTGGACGCCAGAATGTATCACGATTGCCTCCTCTACTATCTAATGCAGCCTTGCGCTGCTTCATTTTATCAATATTAATTGCCATTTTTTATTTCTCCTTATTTGTGGCTTTTGCCTTGAGTTAAGACGACAAATGTTTCGTCTTACTAAGATATAATATAACATAATCTCATAGTGTTGTCAAGAGATTAATCAAAATTAATCAAAAAAACTGTGATCGACCGGAATAGTAAGAATAAAGCCGCCTGCTTGTTCACACTGGCAAGTGCCCTCATATTCAAATCCTGAAAAGTCCGCACCCAAGACGGAACATGCCACCTCACAATGACCAACTATTCTTCCAAATTCAAAACCTTCGTTGTATGTAATGGTGGCGAGAACCGTCCCAACTGCTGCGAAAAGAAGCATGATAGCGGCTCGTTTCCAATAGTTTTTTATAAAATTGATTATTTTCTTTAACATATTATCTTTTTAATTATTCGTCTGATTTGTGTTGGCTACGACATAGCCATAATTCTGTTCATACGACGTAGAGTGAACTTGAAATGCTGCCCTGATATCTTTATCGCTATTTTTATTGATATTCTCGGTTAGTCGCCGTAGTAGCTTACCATCAGTCTCTAACGTATTTGAGTTGATAGCATAATAATAACTCTTTTCGGAGATATTGTCAAGGGAAAAAAATAATTTTTCTTCTCCGCTGTCTATATCGACAACACCAATCGTGCTCACCGTTGCTGTTTCTTTAGGTTCAAAAGCTGTCTTGTGAACTGGTGTGTGGTGATTATATACATTCACCATGTGAATTGCCGATACCATTAAATCGTTTAATTTATCGTAATAACCAATAATGGGAACATCCCCCAAGATTGCTTCAAGTTTTGTATTGTCAACCAAATAAATGCGGTTAAGGACATGAGATCGAGCATATTCTTGTAAAACGTTTCGCACCAATCTTTCTTGAAAAGTATTTGTTTCACCCAAAAACTCAACATCAGGCTTGATATAGAGAATATTCAAATTTTTATGAGATAATTGTTGTAAAATTCCCAGCGAGGCAGCAGACGTATATCCAGCACCAGAAACCACAAATAAAATATCGTCCGTTGCATCTTTAAAAAATGCCTTTAGAGAGGGAATGTTTTTTTCATATTTTTCAGGATGATCGTAGCGTTTAAGGAGGTATACTCTTTCCTCACTGTTGTCTATGCTTTCACTATCAATCTTAAACACTTTATATTGAGGATGCTGGGAAAACTTTTCTGCTATGGCACACCCAGCCTTTCCAAGACCGATTATTGTATCCATTCTATCCCCTGCATCGCGCCATATGATTTTCCAGCACTTACATTAACCTTAAACTTACCAAAAGGAGTTTGAGAAAAAATATTAATTAACTCTCCAATAATCTCGCGGTCACAATCATCATAGTCTATGATAATACTATCATGAAGTGTGAAGGAAATAAAGGATTTTTTGCCCTTTAGTTTGTTTGCAATGTTGAATGCCCTGGATAGCACCAGATCACTTGTGGTGCTCTGTATTAAATAGTTTAGTGCGTGATGTTTGTCCGCTTCAATTGTCCTATCAAAGTAAGTGGTCACTTGCTGTCCATTAAAGTATTTTTTTATAACTTCATCTCGGTTATAATATCGATTCGACAAATAGTCCTTGGATTTTGGATTATATAGCCAAGCAAAAATACGCTTTTTTGCTTCCTCACGGGTACCAATGCCGCGATAGATATTATCAATATTCCACTGGTGGATGTCATCTTGTGGCTGTTCTTTCCCGCTTAATCCGAGAAGAACGCGAAGTTCGGCAGCATTATAATCAAGCTCGACAAAGTAATCATTGGTAGGTTTCAAAATAGATCTGTAATCAGCGTCTAAAGTTAGTATTGGAAAGCCTCCTTTATAAGTTGTCATTCTGCCGGTCTTCGTGCCGTAAATATTGTATGAAATATATGGTTTAATGTGCTTGCTTTTTTTTAAAAAATTTCTGGTCTTGAAGTGGTGGCTTTCTCTGGCGATTTCCGCATAATCAATGTTTAGTTTTTGCTGTCTGATGTTATATGTAAATT